GAAGAGAAGTCGCAGAAGAAAGATGACCGGACGAAGAAAGCCGAGGACGATCCGTCCCGTGACCCCGCCGAAGAAAAAGAGCTGACGAAGTCCGCGCCTCGTCTCCGGGACTATCGGATCAAGAAGAGCATCGGCGGCGACAGCCCCGCAGAGGTACGACTTTATGACCTGCAGATGAAGCGCATCAAGTCCTACAAGAAAGGCACGAAGAAGGTCGCCAAGACTGGACTCGCGAAGCTCCACAAAGGCGAGGCGGTTCTTAACGCTCGGGACGCCAAGAAGTATCGTAGCAGCGGCAAAGTCAGCGCTGCTGCCAGTTCCCTGGGCGCAGGCAAGAAGAAGGTTCCGTCGAAGAACCAAAGACTCATTCGAGCCGCAGGCCACGAACTCAAGGAGAATCCTCCGAAGGTCGTGAAGTCCACGATGCGAAAGAAAGGTCCCGAGGCTGCGAGAAAGCAGAACATCGCGATCATGTTGTCAAAGGCCCGCGCAGCTGGCGCAGACATCCCCGAAAAATAAGGACGCCATGAAACGTGTACATTGGGCGGTTGTCACCGAAAAAGTTCAGTGCCAAGACGCCACGGTGTACGAGGTGGCGAACCTTCAGAACTTCAAGATGGAGTGCTGTGACTGCGGTCTGATTCACAACTTCCAATTTTTTCCAGTTGATAAGAGCGGCACTCCGATTCCAAATGCCAGATTATTGTTGTCTGCAGTACGGAACACGAGGTTGACCAAGTCAAATCGAAAGAAGAAAAAACTGGAGGATTAAGAATGGAGAACTTCCGAACGATTTTCTTTCCGAAAGCTGGTCGGTTTCAGGGGACGAAGGTAGAAAACAGATGCGAGTCTGCTTCCAATGCGGGAAGTCGTTACGACCACTACAGGAACGATTCTGCGGTTCACGCTGCCGACAAGCCGCAGAACGAGAAGACATCCGGTCGGAATTCATAAAAGCCTACGGTGGTAAATGTCAGTGCCCCGGAGGTTGTGATGTTCGCATCGAGCAGTTTCTGTCTCTCGATCACATCGACGGTGGCGGCGACACGCACCGCAAGAAGACTGGCACTCGTGGCTGGCGGATGTACAAGCTGCTTCGAGACCAGGGTTGGCCTAAGTTAAAGTACCGGTTGCTGTGTTACAACTGCAATATGTCACGGGCTTTCCACGGAAGGTGCCCACACGAAAGTCCGGGCTTCAGAGGTTAAGATGGCCGTCAAAGAGATCCTGGGGGCAAAACGTTCATCTAAGCCCATGCTCATCATTCAAGGTCGAGTCCCCCATTTTTCCAAAGAGCTTCGGAGTTTCGTTGCGTTTCTGAACGAAGAGTACCCGTTGAAGAAGGATGTGCGTCTCCAGATTTTTCCGGATGATGAGATCGAGTCTGACAGCACGAAGGTCCCGGACGACGAGGACAGCCGCGATGAGCCCTACTACGGAATATACCACGACGGAAAGAAGACTAACGGCGTCAAACTGATGTATCTGGCGACCGGGCTCTTCTGTCCCGAGTACGAGGCGATCACGCTTCTGCTGTTGGCACATGAGTACAAGCATGCGCTGCAAGACCAAACCGGAAAGGCGCTGAACGAGGCCCAGGCCGATCAGTTCGCTTTCAAGGTAGTGTTGGAGTATGTTCGGAGACAACGAGGCGACCCGAGGTAAAGTACATGGCTAATTCTTTTACGACAAACCCGATCAGCATTGATACCACGTTCACGAACGGATACCGCGTCAACGCTACGTCCCTGTTTGCAGCCGGGAACCCGATGGGGCTGGGGATCTTCAAAGTTATCTGGCGGGCTCCCTTGGCTTCGGCTTCTTTTTCCATTCAAGAGACATCGGACAGCATGGTGCTGTTGTCAGGCACCACCCCCGCGCTCTTTGCGGGGCAAGATGTGGAGTATGACTTCGAAGGCATGAACATTGTCTGGAGAAACTTCAAGGTTCCAACGCTGAGTGCAGGCCTCCTGCTGATTTATGGCCGCCTGCAATAACCGATGCTCGAAACCTTCGATAGCTTACTTGAGAAACACGAGACTCCGGACAAGATTCCGGATGAGGTCCTGTATGAATATCTGACCCGCGTCGATGTTCGTGGTAGCCTGCGCAATCTAGCCTCCATCGGGCTCGACAAGGTTCCGCTGAGTAAAGAGGTTCGTCGTCGGACCCGCACGGATCTCTTCTGGCTCGTCAAGTACTTTTGCTGGGGCACCAACCCGGCAGGTATAGACAAGCACATCAAAGAGAATCGCATCACCCGAGAAGAGTACCAGATTGTCTGCGACTTCTTCGTGCAGAAGCAACTGGACAAGGAGATCGGAGAGCAGGACAGCTTCAAACAACGTTTGCTCCTCTGGCCTCGCGGCGGGTTCAAAAGCACGATTGATGTTTGCGACGCCGTCCAATGGATTCTGAATTTCCCCGAGATCCGGGTTCTGTTCCTTACCGGCGTTGATGATCTTGCCATCGGATTTGTGAAGGAGTTGAAGGGGCATTTTGCAGCGAAGGAAGACGATGTCAGTTTGATGAACCTCTTCTTCCCCGAGTTCTGCATGACGGAAAAGGAACTTGACGCGGGCAACCAGTTCGAATTTACTTGTCCGATTTGGGCCGCGAAGAAAGTCCACCGCAAAGAGCCCACGGTTCTGGCGTCGTCGATTGGATCTACGAAGTCGGGTTTGCACTTCGAACTGATCAAGGCGGATGACGCGGTTTGCGACAGGAACACAGAGAGTCCTGAGCAGTGTCAAGCGATCTCGAAGAAACTCTTCCTGGCTAAGAAACTTCTGAGGCCGGGCGATTACTACTTCGAGATGATCGGTACGCGGTACGCCGATGAAGATCACTACGGAGTCTTGATCGAGAAGAACGTCGGAGACATCAAGACCAACCGGCAACCCGCGTGGGAGTACACAGAGAATTACAGTACCTGCACGAAGATTCTAGTCGGGCGCGCTATATCGATCAAGCCCGAGATATCGCAGAAACTGAAGATCGAAGGGAAGCCCGTCACCTACAAGGAAGCGGGGCTCGAAGGTTGCGATCTGCTACTTCCCAAGATCATGCCGTATCCTTGGCTGCTGCGGGAGTTCGGTGAGAACGAAGAGACCTTCGAAGGTCAGCTCAACCAGAATCCGCGACCGGCGAGCTTCTCGATCTTTGAGCGCGACAAGTTGATTCTAGCTACGGTGCCGTTCACGGAGCTTCCCTCTCGCGGCCCCGTCAGTCATACTTGGGACTTCGCGTTCAGCAAGAAGAAAGGCCGAGATTATTGCACGGCATCTTCAGCGATCTGGAACGACAAAGGTCAGTTCTTCATTCACGACTTGATTCGTGCCCGGTTTACGCCTTCGGAGTTGTCGAAGGCGGTTGTAGATTTTGCTATGAAGTACCGGCCATACGTCGTCTCGATTGAAGACGCCGCTGGGTCCAAGCTCATCGAGCCCGCGTTAAAGTCGGAAGCTGCTAAGACGGGAGACCCTTATATTATGGGTCTCTTCAGCAGAATCGATTGGGTGTCGGCTGAGACAAACAAGGATGCGAAGAAGATTCGCATGGCGGCGCTGCAGCCTTGGTTGAATGACGGTCGGATGAAGTTCGCGGCCCATCTGCCTTTTCTCAGCATACTCTATGATGAGTTCGAGAAGTGCATGGGTGCCAGTCACCACGATGATATCCCCGATGTGATATCTCGACAATTGAAGCACGCTCCGGCGATGGCGCAGTCAATCGTGAAGAACGAGATGCAGACTTGGAGCAAAGTCGAAGCCGGATGGAAGATGCTGTTCGAAGAAGATTTCGCGTCACCGTTCGGCGGCTTTTTACTGACGCACAACCCCGATACAGGCGAACTCAACTGGGTAACGTCTCCGATATCTAATCCCATTGTCGCAGTGCCTGAAGATTCCGGAATGAGGCCGTCTCCGTCCCCTGGTGGTTTAGATCCGATTTTAGGCTCGGGGATTTGGGGGTAAGTAGAGGACCATCGAAAGCTCGTCGCGTGGATGGAGAAGCGGAGCGAAATTCTGGGGTAGTTATAAATACGCACCCAACTTTGTAACAGAGGAAAAACCATGTCAGAACACAACCAGTTGGTCGATCAGAATCCAAACCACAAGGACCCATATCGCGCCAAGGCCTCCGAGTTCCCCGTGAAATCCGTCAAGGCCGGTAACGGCCAATCGGGCGGAGCCCACGGTGACTCTGAAGGTCATGATCAGCTTGTGAAGCAGAGCGAGAATCAGCTGGCTCCCCGAGCCAACGAGTCGGTGGATGTCGATGGCCCATCTGAGTGGGGCAAGGGCGGAAAGGCGTTCTCCGCGAGCGTTTCCAGTGAAGGTAGCACAGCTGTTGACAACCCGTGCGGCGTTGATCTCGCGACGGGCGAGCAGACTTGCAAGGGGTACAAGAAAACCAAGGTCGGAGAAGTCATCGATCCCAAAGTTTCCATTGGCTAATCTTTTCCGAACCGAGTGACCCATGCTGCTCGAACAACCCGCAGTAAATGTACATGCGCCCATCACCCCGGATGAAGCGAAAGCAGTTCTCGCGGAGAACATCTGGGCTAACGATCCGGCGCTGAAGCTTGTCGTTCAAGACGCTCTACGAGCGGAGAACTTCGCCTCGACGAAAGCCTGGGTCATGCAGTGGCCTTCGGCGTCTACGTTGTACCAGTCGCCGTACACTGCGCAATACTGGGAAGGCACGCAGTCCGAGAGGGCGAACGTGCCTTTCTTCACCGTTGCTACAGCGGTGAACTCCTTGGTTCCCCAGATCATCAACGGCCTGTTCTACGACGATCCGCCGTTCATGATTCAGAAGAGGCCCGGCACCACGGCGGTTGTGGCGAGCGCCATCGGCGCGCTACTGTCGTACCAACTCGAAGACATCGGGTTCCGCGAGGAACTCAAGCGCGGATGTTTTAACGCGGTTCTCTTTGGCACCGGAATTTGGAAATGGGGTTGGGAGACTTTCACCCGAACCCGAAAGATCTACGTTCGCGAGTCCGCGAATCCGGTTGTCCCAAATGTCACGGATACTTTACCCGACATCACCGTTGAGGCTCAAGATGAGGACGAGCAGATCGTAGAGGAGATCATTGACGAGGACGTTGACCGGCCTGTTTTCGAGAACATCACGAACCTTCGATACGTGCTCGTTGATCCAGGCCTCAATGTTCCCAACATCAACAAGGGCAAGTATGTTATTCATCGAATGTACTTGACGTGGAATGATCTTGACAAACTTCGCGAGCGGCCCGGATTCAAGATCCCACCTAGAGCGGAGTTGCTCAGCTTGTTTCTGCCTCCGCAGGAGCCGGTCGAGGCCGCGCCCTCGGAAATTACGAACCGGAATCCTCTGTGGGACGCTAGAGCCGAAGCTCGCTACGAGAAGACCACGGTAGATCCTTTCGACCAGCCTCTCGAAGTTTTAGAGCGCTGGGACAACGGGAAGTGCATCGCGGTCCTGAACAAGAAGATCGTGATCTGCAACGATCAGAATCCTTACGGCGAGATCCCGTTCCTATCAATTGGCTGGTGGGATGTTCCCGAAGCCTTCTGGTCGATGGGGCTCGCAAAGGTCATCGGTGCGGAGCAACGTTTGCAGCAGGGTCTCACGAACCTCTATCTCGACAACGCTTCGTTGAACTTGAACGGAGTCTACCTTCGCGTCCGAGGGAAGAGCGTCCCGACTCAAAGCATTCGTATTTCTCCGGGCAAGATCGTTGATGTAGACAACAAAGACGATTTCAAAGTTCTGGAACGGCTGCCAGCGGTCCCCGAGGCCACACAACATTTATCTTTGTCTGAGTCTCGCGCCGAGCGAGTTTCCGGCGTCAGCGATCCAGGCATGCAGGGCGTTGCCGGTTCAAGCGGACACTCCAGTTTGGCTCGAACGGCATCAGGAGCTAATCTTCTGGCTGCGGGTGCGGGCTCCCGCGTTGCGGATTTTGTGGAGAAGTTGTCGGACAACGTGATTGTTCCCTTTCTATACAAGGCCCACGAGTTGAACCGAGCCATGCTTCCGGCGAAGGCGATCAAGTACATTCTCGGAGAAGAGCTGCAGCATGAGTTCATGAAGGGCAAGGGTGACGTTGTCGAGATACTGAACGCTCGCGTGAAGTTTGCCATCCTGGCTGCGTCGAAACTGCAGGCTCGCCGGGCAATGGCGCAAGCCCTGCCGATGATTGTCCAGTTCCTGACGAGTCCTGAGACAACGAAGCAGCTGGCGGCGCAGGGCAAGAAGGTCAAGATCGAGGAAGTCGTCAAGATGTTCTTCGCGGTGTCGGATTGGAAGACCTACGATGATATCGTTGTAGACATGACTTCTGAAGAGAAGCAGCAGTCCGCTGCCAATTCTCCGGCAGCTATGGCACAAGCGAAGATGGCCGCGCAGCAAGCGGCTCTGGGTCAGCAGCACAATAACAAGTCGGATCTGGTTGAGCAAGAGAACATCGCGAGAGCTGGCAGGGATGTGCTAAAGCACGGACTTAAGCAAGGAGAGTCCGAGGGTGCCGAGGCTGCTCCCCCTGCCGGTCCCGAAGCGCCCCCTGCGGGGCTGGGAGTTTAATTTATGGCTGAGAGCTTGATGGTCGAGAGGGTCGAGGCGAGTCTTGGTAGGACGCTCACCGAAGAAGAGCAGTTTGAAATAGACGTGTGGGATCGAGGGCGAACGCTGGCTCAGGTCATTCACACCGAGGCCTACACGATTTTGATCGATACCCTTCGATCCTATGCAGACCGATCTACCCGAGATCTGTTGAAACTCTCTCCGGGCAGCGAACACGTCAAGGAAGCTCATGCCGCCGCTTACGCGCTGAACGACCTCTTTGTGAAATTCCAAGAAGACATCAACAGCGCCGTCACCAACTCGATGACGACGCCACCGGTACTGAAGAATGCAGCGCGATTGTCGAGCCCGGTTCCTCCCGAGAGCATGTGAGGAAGTAACACTATGCCAAGTTTTATGAAGCACAACGCGACCCTTCAGGAACACAAAAAGCTGGTATCCTGGTTGGAGTCTTTAACTGTTTTGGCGGATTGCCAAAAGTAAAAGGAGAATTATATGCCGCACACCGCTTCTGTCATTCCCGATCCGTTCGCAGATGACTTGTTTTCGCCTCTCGCGCCGAACGACCCGGAAGGCACGTTTGGGGAGGAGATTCAAAAGATAGCAGACGAGCAAAGGATCGCTCTGGAGGTCCCTGATCCCGTGGCTCCAGCTCCGGTAGCAGTCAAGCCTGCGGACGAGCCCCAAGTCTACCAGTACGAAGACGGTTCCCAGGTGGTCATCGAGCACGGCAGTCGCGGCTGGAAGGCTACGCTGGACTCCAACACCGGGGCACCCGTTGAGGTTTTCTACGGATCTACCAAGGACGATCTGCTTGTCAACTTGTCTGCGGGAAAGATCAACGCGACCCAGAAGATTCGAGAGCTGAACAAGAAAGCGAAGCTTGGCATCGACCTCGCGGATAACCCCGTGGCTCCTGTCGTTGTTCCGGCGGGTGCTGCGTATCGCAACCTGACGGCGGACGAGATCTTTGAGTTGAAGACCCGGTTGCAGGACGACCCGGACGCAGCCATCGGCCAATGGTTCCAGAAGAAGACTGGATTGTCTCTTGAGGAATTTGTGAAGGTGGCGAAGACCGGAAAGACCGCGTCGGACGAGCTGTCGGCGGAAGCGGTCTCCAAGGAGTTTTTGAGGACCCACGAGGAGTACGTTCCGTATGAAAAGAATTTCGAAGCTCTGATCGCTTGGTTGTGCAAGTACAAGTTGAATCAGCCACTGCAAGGGCGCGATCCGAATGCGATGATCGAGGTCCTGTTAAACGCCGGACAGTGGACGGCTGAGACTTTAGACGAGGCTTACCAAGACTTGGTGAACGACGGATTGTTGGATCTCCAAGTCGAAGAAGAGCCCGAACCAGTTGTACCCGCAGCGCCAGCAGCCAGAGTGACTCCGGCTGCGACTCTGGCTGCTGCTGCTGCAGCGACGACCTCTAACGACCGGATTGTTCGTGACAGGCGTCCGAGAGCGGGCAACGCAAACCTTGGTATCAGGACATCGGAAACGGTGGCCAGAAACGCAGAGTTTGCACCGCCGCCCTCAGTCGAAGAGTTAGACAACCTATCTGACGGCGACATTGAGAAATTACTCAGGGACGTTCGTCATAGCCGGTTGGGAACTCGGCGCTAGAAGTAACAAACCTTTCGAGGTAAATTCCCATGTCTTTTTCACCAGCGAGCATCCAAACTTCAGGTGCTCTTCCCAACCTCGTTGCGATCTATTACGAGCGTGGCGCGATTCCCAACCTGAAGGCGCAGACCCCATTCCTGAGCATGACAAAGCAGAAGCCTCTGCCGCTCCGGTCTGGTAACCAGATCCAATTCTTCACCTACGCTCTCTTGGCTGCCAACACCAACCAAGCTGCGGAAGGTACGGTCGGTTCTCCAATCAGCGAGTCTTCGACCAAGATCGTGGCGACAATCGGTCAGTATGCCGATTTCATCAACAGCTCCGATCTGGCGATGGACGTTGCAATCGACGACCCCTCGCTCTTGCAGAACCTGTCAACCGAGCTGAACTACCGGTTGGCCTTGACCCTCAACTCTCTTGTTCAGTTGACCGCTGACGCCGCTGTTGCGGTGGATTCCAGCGTCAACATCCTGTTGGCTAACGGGTCCTACCTGACTGCCAACAACATCCGCACTGCTACCCAGCAACTCGCGGGTGTCAACGCTCGTCCGCTGACGAAGGACGGGTACTGGGGCGGGATTATCCACCCGTTCGTCGTGCATGACGTGCTGAATGACACCAGCGCCAACGGCTTGACTGACATTCTGAAGCGCAACGAGTCTACAGTTGACAAACTGATGGCTCCTCTTGCGAACGAGGAAGTCATCCAGTTCGCCGGGGTGCGGTTCAAGCAGACCACCACTGCACCGAGTTCCACCATCGCGGCCAACACGTACTACAACACGTACATCTTCGCGGATGATGCGTTGTTCTCCGTGTTCCTCGGGAAGAATCCTGAATCCGGCGAGAAGAACTACCGCTTGCTGATCCAGGAAGCTCCTGCCCAAGGCAGCGTCGCCGATCCTGCTCGTCAGATCGGGGGCTGGGTCAGTTATAACGTGAAGTACACAAATACGCTCAGGCCAGGTTCCACAATGGTCCTCCGGCGTCTTCAGTCGGAAACCAGCTCCAGCTAAGCTTCTCGGCGGACCGAGGGAAACTCGGATTGGGTTTCCCAACGTTGGCTAGAGCCTAGAGGCTGTCCTGTTTCGTCATACCTTTTCAATACTCACGGGCACTCTTCCGGATTGGCAGAGTGCTCGTCGAGTTTAATTGCCAGAAGAATCGACAAGCCAACCTTGTCGAATCGTCCGGGAAATAAACTTCGGAGACTGAATGGGCGTTCTCAGATTGTTGCTGGCACTCTACCTTTTTGGTGTTGTTGGCGCGGCGTTTGTTTTTGCGTTCGGTGTCGTCATTCTGGAAACGGTAGTGGCCCGAAAGTGGGCCAGCGGCGCACTGTGGCACAGCGATGGCCGTGAAAAGTAAATGCCGCCGTAGCTCCAATTGGTAGAGCAGCGCACCTGTAATGCGATGGTTGGGGGTTCGAGTCCCTCGGGCGGCTCTAAGTAAATTCACGCGGAGGATAACATGTCAGACGAAACGAATTCAGAAGTGGTGAAAGTTGAAGCCGCACCAGAAGTTGCTGCGGAGGTTGAAACGAAACCGGACGCCGAGTTCTTCGATGTGTTCGAAGAGAATCCTGCGGTGGTGTTTGTGGAGCCGCTCGAACCGGCGTCACCCACGAAGCCGGAACCCCCCGTGGAACCGGCCTGCGAACACAGCTTCGAGTACGCCGGACACAAAGTTGAGTTTAGCGCGTCGGGCGATTGTTTCATCAAGAAAGACGGTGAGTGTCTTGGGCTCCCCGCTGGAGTATTCAAGAGCGAAGCGGACGCCGAAGATTTCATCGATCAGCGGGAAGCAGAAAAGGGCGAGTAGCTCAGCTAGGGAGAGCACCGGTTTTGCAAGCCGGGGGTCGTGAGTTCGATTCTCACCTTGTCCACCAC